TATCCTTTTTCACAGACACCACGACCCCAGAATTTATTAGGTACTATATCGTGCTGATACGCTATGAATGGTCTGTCTACCATCATAAACGGATTCTCCTCAGCACGGAGCACATACATATCATTTGCGATAGTAACTACTGCCTCAACTAACTCATCTTCGTTATAATCGAAGTCATCGTCATCTTTTTTAGCGTTGAGGAAAGTTTTAGGTACTTTACCCCAATATTCAGTAAGTTTAATTTCATCGGAAGCATCTACATCTACATATTCTGGGTCATATCCCATATCTATGCGATTAGTATTTCCTTCTATAACTACATTTCTATAGACACCTGAGGCAATACCATCATTTAAGACATATCTAGGTTTATATACCTCGTGTGCGACTCCTAGTGCCTCATTAATTGTATTAGCTGCTGGGTCGATGATGAATTCTTTAGGTGAAATAGCTTCTATTCTTACTTCTACCTTAATTTCTTCTGCTATCTCTCTCTTAGTAGTTAAGGTTCCTTCTACAGGAACTTCGATAGGACTAGTTACAATCTTCTCTTCGATGATAATTTTAGCTATTCCTGTACCATATATAGCACTATTTAGGAAAGTCTCACAGATAGCATCTTTTACTCCTGCCTCTTCTAAGTCTTCCTGTAATAAATTTCTTAGGAATTCGACATCTCTCTTGTCTTTATCCAACATATCATCTTGTATGTCGAACCACTTACCTCTACCGAAAGTTGCCTCTTCAAGTTCTGCTACACTAGCTTCTACCGCTTGTTGTAATGCAGGTGTAATAATTCTAGATTTCTCTCCTGCTCTGATTTGGTCCTCTATAGTCCATTGACCACGCCATAGACGATAATATTCGTCCCATTGACTGAGATAGTTATTATCTCTATGGTCCTTCCAATCATCTAATCTAGGCATCAACCAAGATACTAGAGCTTGATAATTACTTTCTGAATTGTATTCTGCCATTAATACCCCGCAACTTCGTCATATGGTTCCCACTCATCTTCTAACTCAATAGTGTGCATAAAATCTGCCACACTTACTTGGTCTATATATGCTAAGGCATCCACCATATCATCGTGTGTGCCTTTTGTAGGAAATTCTAGGAGTTGAACTTCAAAGTCTCTGTTCCATTCTCCCTTATTAAACTTTATTTTGCCGTGTTCTAGACGACCTTGTAACGCCCAAGTAATTCTGTCTGCCTTCTTCTTACCACCGTGTGTTACATCTGTAATTACTACCCATCTACCTTCTACCCTCATCTTATCTTCGAGGTAGGGCATTATCGCATTCTTTAACGACCCTGCTTCAATTCCGACAGTAGTCGCTTCATTTTGGATTGCAGCTGTGAGAATTTTGTTTGCAGTCTCTTTAATATTCCATCTGCCGTGAAGTATGTCTTTAACCCACCACTCATCTCTATCAATTTTAACGATTGCAATCGCTGTTTCATCCAAAGCAGAACCTTTTGAACCACGCTCTTTCTCCACATTCTCAAAACCTGCTGGGTCAACTGCAATAACATAGTTACCTTCTTCAGGTTCTTCTTCACTAAACTTAATCCAATCATTCTGGAATATACCTCCAGTGAATGATACAAAACTTGCCTCGAACTCTTGTCTGAATGCCTGGGTAGACATAGTCTCTCTAGCAAATTTAATCTCTTCTGGGTCGATTAAAGGATTATCTGTGGAGTTATATTGGAATTGTTCCCAGTCCTCATTCTCCTCTTTTCCCGCCTCTTCCCATATACGATAGAAATGATTCTTACCTTCAGGTGTACCTATAAATAGTGCCTCACCTTTAACATCAGCTAGTGTGGGTCTAATAATCTTTTCCCACACCTCTGGTTTCATACTAGCATATTCATCCAGTACCACAAAGTAAAGACCAACTCCTCGAAGGGTATCAGGTCTATCGGAACCTTTAAGACTAATCTTTCTTCCATTGGTCAGAGTAATTGTAGCTGTATTCTCGTGGGTAGATTCGATTAAGTCAGTCCCTTGTAGTAATTCTTTTAACATCCCCCACATAATCTCTTTAGATTGTTGGAATGTTGGTCCTATGTACCAGACATCCTTAGAGGGAGATTGCAATGCTTTAATTACGAGTAACCAAGCCGCCAGTCTAGATTTACCGAATCTTCGCCCCGCTGCTACTACTTTAAAACGAGCTGCGGAGTTGAATATCTCTAACTGAGCAGGATGTAATTTAACATCAAGATTCTGTGCCAATCTTTACCACCTTCTCTTCTATCTGAGAATCTTCGATTATGACACCTTCTTCATACTCTAATTCTTTCTCTTGTCTGGCTTCTACGACTTTATCTTCTAGACCACCTATATTGATGATGACATTGCCTTTATCGTTACCAGACTTTAATTCTACTGCTTTAGTTGTAGGGAGGATTCTGTCCATACACATCTTAAGACAGGTCCTATCTCCTTCTAACGCTAAGTCTATCACTTTCTGAACTATCTCTGGACCTTTAGTAGACATCAACTCTCTACTCAGTTCAGTATATTTGTTTAGACTACCCTTAGGTCTACCTTTAGGGTTTAAGACAACCCCTTTCTTTAGTGCTGGGTTACCTTTATTTAATCTTCGTTTGTCATCAGGTCTCATAAAAATCTATCCTTAGTTTAATCTTAGGTTATAACTTAGGTTTAACCTAGGTAGACACCTAAGGATTTAGACTTAATGTGGTAGCTGTAGCGGTTATAACTTTAAGAGTTGTCTTTAGGTGAGGCTCTTAGTTAAACTAAAGTTTATACCTATTATTATACCATATTTTTAGTAAAAAGTCAATAGTCTGTGGTAAATAAAGTTAAAACTGTAGTATTTTTCCCACATATTCTCATAAATTCAACACGAGTCCACCCCTCTAATGATTCTTTTCTTTCTTCTTATTACTAAATATAGTTATTTTTTATAAGTAGTCCTTAGTTTCTAGCCACAGAATTAGTTAATTTTTACCTAATAATCTTCAAAATCTCCTCTCATCTGTAAATGATTCTAAATTTAATTTTATTAGCTAGCTTTGGGTCCCTCCCAGGGGTACTTAAGAATATTATTATATAGCGATACAGCTGTATTATTATATTATGATATTCTAATATAGAGCTCCAGAGTCCTGGGATACATAAGAAAATTCTAATATTAGGATTGTCTTATATTATCGAGTGTTAATATTGCGGGAGAAAGAGGGAGCGATTATTAATATTTAGCTATATTACGATATACTTATATTATGGTTTACTTATATGTATCATAAATACAACAACTGTATCAGGAATACTACAAAAGTGTATCGAACCTGCACTTATTGAAAAGACATATTAAGACTAGGGTAAACAACAATCGTCCAAAAATGGGCAAATTTCGAGCGATTAGAGCCATATAAAAATAATTAAAAAAATACTTGACAACAGGTAGCTATGTCTGTATCTTATTAACTGTGGACGGGGCAACAAGCAACCACACAACAATATAATAATATACTAATATAGAGAGGAAAACAAAATGAAAATTACAATAGATAAAAACACTATAGATAAGATTGCATCGCTTGACTTAACTATGCTGGAAGATTGGGCTGTTAAGGGTGATTTTGATATGTGGACTCATACACAGAGAAGTCTATTATCTCAATTAGAAGGTATTAAACACGCCATTATTTTTGGTAGCTCAGACTGTAGCGAAGAAGACTATAAGGAAGTTATGGATTACGCTCAAGAGTTATGGACTAAGGTTTTACATAGGGACTACGACAACGACAAAATCCTAGGAACCTTAAGAAAGTCCGAAAAGCAGAAAATGGAGCGTCTAGCCAAGGCAGTCGAAGGCTGCGACAAGGAATACGCATAACAGTCGAAACCTGGGCAGCTTTGAGCTGCCTTAGGTCCTCGGAGGATTAGCCACCTCTGAGCTGATGAGACAGGCTAAATTTTAACTACGGAGAACTATATGGAAACTTTAACAACTGAAAACATTATCGAAGTCCCTACCTCTTTCGGTAGGATGCACCTAAACGAGGAGCAGCTAGTCGATGCCTTTGTCCAGGTCTGGAGCGATGGTTGGATAGATACAGGCGAATTGGATGAGGGAATAGGTCAGCACGGATTCGACATCCGAAAAGATGTATTTGAGGTCGAAGAATTGAAGGATGTGGTGAACTCAGACAAATGGGACGAGCTAGAGGACTACATTAGAGATAACTACCCTTTAAAGGTCCAAATTGAGGCGAGAGTGAGCTTTTTTCATACCACCATTGTAGAGGTATTAAACAAGGATGAACTCGACTATAAAGCCAGCGAGCTAATTTCTGAAGATGTCTACAACGAGCACTCTATCGATGTGGAAAGATATGATATCGAAATTAACCACATAGAAAATTTATAGGAGGCTTACAGATGACTACTGAAATAGATACTAAATGGGAATGGAAACTAATCAAACCTTGGTTTAAGGTTGAGGGTTCGGACATTGACGACGAGTACAGATTTGACCCGCAGCGGGAACATTTCCCAAGCCACGGAGGAAGCGGCTACATTGACTATCTGGACGCGTTCGAAAACTCAGAATATTATACTAATGCGCCTTGGAATTCCATCAAGGCGATAGAGAAACAGGCTAGAGAAAGCTCAGGACTGGGAGACCATTACAACCTGAAAAAGATGGATAGTTTCTACTGGACTATGAGGAACAATCTAGAGGAGTCAGGTTTTGAAGTCAGGGACAGCCTTCCAAATTGTATTGAGTACGGAATGCCACTATTTGAAGAACCAGAAGAATGCTTTTATTAGTCTTAATTTTTATTGTGTTCCTAGTGGCGGCTGTCTTTGACCTCTAGGAACCAACAGGAGAAAAATATGCAACACATAAAAACAAAATACTTAGGACCTACAACCCACAGAGGCGCAAGAATAAAAGCCTCTAATTCATTCGGAAAAAAATCTATTACGATTGCCTACCCCTATGAATTGTCAGGAGTTGAATGCCATTTCGCTGCAGTCCGTGAACTAGTCAAAAAACTAGGCTGGGACGACAAACATAAAAGAATGGTTTACTCTTGGAGCGATGACGAAGAAGGCTATAGATTCCTATTTGTAGATGACTCGAACCAAGTAGAAATTTTTCCTTAACTCGAGCTCCGTTTTTCCTCTGACCCCTGCCAATCGGTGGGGGTTTTTTATGTCTATCTATATTAGAATATCATTATATACTTATATACTCCCAGACCTGGTAGCTGAAACAATATCCCAGGACCCTGGAACACTCTGAGAGCTCCATATTTTCGATTCTAGAGGACTTTATGTCTTCACCTATACCAACCCTAAGGCTATTCTATTTTAGTTCTGTCCTTAGGAGGTAGCTGCAGCGGTTCCGCATTAGGTAAAGTACACAGAGAGCTCCATATTTTCGATTCTAGAGGACTTTATGTCTTTTAGGTAGATATACTAGGGCTGGGCAGAAGCTCCCCTAAAATCTAAGTATTTTAGATATGCTGTATTTATGCAACATTTGTTGTAGCTCTGCAACATCTGTTGTATTTTTACAACAACCTATCAATATTGGATTTTCAGAATATTATTATAAGCTAATAGTTGAATCTCAAGAAATAACTTTTGATATAATAGTTGAATCTCAAGAAATAACTTTTGAGGTAATAGTTGAATCTCAAGGAGAAACAAATGAGTATATTTAGAAAAGGATTTTTTGACGGACACAAAAGATATAAGATGTGGAAAGTTTTTGTTGATGGTAAGCCTGTATCTGGTTTAGTAGATGAGGTAGAGGCACGAAGTATCGTAGTAAATTATTTTATGATTGACGATGATTTCAATATCGATATGGTGAACTACTACAATGAAGTAATAATTGATATGAAGGAGGAAATGTGAAGGTATTAAGTTTATTCGATGGTATGTCCTGTGGGCAGATTGCCCTGAACCGACTAAAGGTAGATATAGAGACATACTATGCAGCTGAGATAGATAAGTTTGCGATAGAGATTACACAGAAGAACTATCCAGACACAATCCAGCTGGGTGATGTCACTAAGTGGCAAGATTGGGATATAGATTGGTCCAGTATAGATTTAGTCAGTGGTGGATTCCCTTGTCAGGCTTGGTCTATTGCAGGTAAACAACAAGGAGATAGAGACCCTAGAGGTATGTTGTTTTGGACTATGTTAGATATCATACAGAATGTCCTTAAACATAATCCTAAAGCTTATTTCTTGATGGAGAATGTCAAGATGAAACAAGAGTTTGAACAGTACATTACTAAACATACTGAGGCAGCTTTAGGAGTAGTAAATAAACATCTAATCAATTCATCTTTAGTATCAGCACAGAGCAGACAGAGATATTACTGGACTAATATTCCTAATATTGTGCAACCCGAAGATAAAGGAATAATATTAAAAGATATATTGGAGAGTAATCCTAATAACTGTGTGATGATGTCAGATAAGTTCACTACCAGGAATAAAGATAGGAATTGTTTAGTAGATGGCACAACTAAAGAAAAGGCAAGTAATTTATCTGCAATGGAATATCTTAAGAACGGTAGACAAGGAGATTATATCAGTTGTGATGATGAGGGAACTCCTATACCTAATCCTGAATTAATGAGAGAAACACCTAATTACTGGCAGTTCGATACTTCAGGTAAAGGATATAAGTCTCAACAAGACAGAATAAGGAAACTAGATGTCCCTAGTAATACTCTGTCAGCTGGTACAGCATCTGTCCCTAAGATATGGTATGAACAACCTAAGTCTTACAGGAAACTTACACCGACTGAATGTGAACGGCTGCAGACAGTCCCTGATGGTTATACTGAGGGTGTCTCTAATAGTCAGAGATATAAGATGTTAGGTAATGGTTGGACTGTAGATGTGATTAAACATATCTATAAGTTTATGTTAGATAATGAATCCTAATCAAATCAAATGGTTAGGAACTATGTTATTCCTAATAGCTGCATTGATGTTATCTTCTAATATCTCAATCAGTAAATGGGGATTCTTTTTATTCTTAACAGGACATATTTTATTAGGTATACTATTCTTAAAACAAAGAGATAAACCAATGTATCTACATAACCTATCTTTTATTTTGATAGACTTATGGGGAATATATCGTTGGTGGTAAATATAAAAACAAAGGAGTAAATATGAGTATTGGTAACAGTTATTTAGTAGGTCAAGAAGAACAAGGTTTTGTGTACTTCGATGAAGACAAAGGTTATTATGAGACTACTAAACTAGGTAAACTAGTTGAAGAGAGAGATTTCTTAGAGTGGGAAATAAGTCGTAATAAAGAAGATTTAAAGAAGGTAATAGCTAAAATCAATAAATTAACTATGGGGAGAGAAAGTGAGGTGTAAAGTTTGCGACCAATTATTAAATGATTATGAATCTATGAAGAAGGACCCAGTAACTAAACAATATTTAGACACTTGTACATATTGTCTGAATATGTCTAGAACAAAGACTATATCTAAGATGGAAGAGGAAGAATCTTTTAGAGAAGAAAATAATTTTAAAAATAATTCCATAGAAGAATAAACTGTGATACAATATCTTAAGTTACACCTTAGTTTAATCCTAAGGTTTAACTTAAAGTGTTTACCTAAAGTGTAGCTGTAGCTGCTATATCTTTAGGTAATAACTTAAAGTGTTACCTAAGGTGACACTTAAGATAGGGCATTGGACATCGCCCTTTTTTGATGTCTATTTTTAGTAAGGAAAA